CAGGCCCAGCAGGCCAACGCGATCATCACGCACAAGATTCGCATGCGGTTCTTCCCCGGCATCACGCATCAGCACCGCCTCGTCTGGCGGGGCCGCACAATGGAAATAGCGAGCCTCATGGAGCGAGAGGTTCGCACCGTCCACGAGATCATGGCGAAAGAGGTGGCGTGATGCTCAATCAAAGCAACCCGTCGCCGCGTGATTTTGGCGGGCAGACTGGCAAGAGCCTCGCCAACGCCTTCGTTCGCATCGACACGAGCGGCGCTCGCGAACTTGCCTCGCGGCTCCAGAAGATGGCCGACGCCCTAGACGCCACCGGATCGCGGGGTCAGCAGCTCTTGGCGAACGCCGTCAGGAAGGCGTCGGAGCCGATCTGGAAGTCCTACCGCAGCAAGGTGGGGAACGTCACTGGAAACCTTGCCAGATCAACGAAAACGCTCGTCCGCAAGTATGACGGCGCCGTTGTCGCGGTGACCGGCCCGGAGCAGACCGGCCCCGTCGGGGCTACGGCCGACAAGCCCAGCGGCAACCACGCCTGGCTAGTCGAGTTTGGCTCCGGCCCCCGCCGCCCCGGCACGCAGGGCCGCCGCACCTACCTGAACGTCCATCAGTCAATCAACGGAAAGATGACCCGCCACAGCTCCGCCAACGACCAGCAGTTCGCGAGCATGAGCAAGGGGTACTACTTCCTCATGGGCAGCATCAACGAATCGACGCGGCAGGCGAGGATGGGCAGCGGCTACCCGCACGACTTCGGCTTCACCGACGGCAAGATGCACCCCATCACGCTCCATCCCGGAGAAACCTACGCCCCGATGCCGGCCAGCCACGCGATGGAGCGATCCATCAACGAGTCTGCTGGCAAGGTGCAGAGCCTTCTTGTGACCACCATTTCCCAAGCCATCAACAACCTCGCATCCCAATGATCGTCACGCCGGAAAAACACGTTTTTCAGAGGTTGGTGACGGCGCCGCAGGTTGCCAGGCTCATCGGCTTTCAGGTCTACGCGATTGCCGTACCCAAGACGGCCACGCTGCCCTTCTGCATCTACAAGCGAAACAACATCACCCGCGAGAGTCACTTGTCGGGGCCGATGTTTCAACCCATCGTCCACCTTCAGATCGCCTCGTGGGCGCTGCGTTACGACGACGCCCGCGAGTTGGCAGACGAGGTGCGGCTCGCCTTGGATGGTCACACCGGCACATTGGCGGGGACTACAATTAGTGATATGCGGCTGGTTTCGGAAACCGATGACTTCATCGATCCGACGACCGTGGGAGCCCAGCTTCCGCCCGCCTACGAAGTTCGTCAGCTCTACCAAATCCGGTGGTCAGAGGCTACCGGACAATAGTTTCAGCAGCGCAAGGAGGCGCAAAAGATGGCAGGAATTTCCGCACAGGGACTTACCTTCACCTTCGGTGGCTCGGCCCTTACGGTCACTTCGGTGCAGGTCAGCGACCAGCAGGACTTGATCGATGGCAGCCACCTCGGAATTCCCCCGTCCGGCCGTCGTGAGTGGGTCGGCGGCTTTGCGACCAATCGCGAAGTCACCGTCGATGCCATCTACACGACCGTCCTCAACGCCGGAACCAGCGGTGCGTTGTCGATCAGCGGCCCGTTGTCCTTCAGCGGCAACGCGACGATCCAGTCCTCGAGCATCGGCGGCAGCGTCGGTGACCTCGTCAAGGGCAGCGTCACGTTCAAGGTGGCCTAATCTCAACGGAGGTGAGGGCCAATGGCAGGCACCTCCGCGCAGGGCGGGACGTTCACGTTCAAGGGCTCCGTCGCCACGATCACCAGCATCTCGGTGGAAACGCCGGTTGCGGAGGTCGTGGACATGACGAGCACAGCCGCGCCAGCAGACTACATCGTGCTCGTGCCGACCGGCGCATGGACCGGCGGCACGATCACGGTGGACTACCTGCACCCTGCTGGCAGCTTTGAACCGCAGGCTCTCGTGCGGCAAGTCGGCACGGCGACGTTCTCGTCTGCCGGCTACTCCGTCAGCAAGAACGTCGTCCTCGAGTCGGCGTCCCATGGCGTCCAAGTGGGCGACATCGTGAAGGGGACGCTCAAGTTCAGGATGACGGATTACTACTAACAGGGATGACTTTTCTCAGGGACGGCGGTTCACAAGAGGCTGATTTCTCATGGCATTGAACAAGGCGAAGATTCTGGCCGCCGAAGACGTAAAGTTGCAGGAGGTCGAGGTCAAAGAGTGGGGCGGCACGGTGTTCCTCAAGGTGCTTTCCGGCACCGAGCGGGAGTATTTCGAGGAGTCCTACGCCGACCAGAAGCTCAAGGCATTCCGCCTGCGGTTCCTCGTTCTCGCGCTGTGCGACGAGAAGGGCAACAGGCTCTTCGGCGACAACGAGGTTGAGGAACTGGGAAAGAAGTCTGCCCTTGTGATCAACCGCCTCTTCGAGGCCGGCTGGAAGCTGAATGCTTTCCGCGAGGAGGACGTTGAAGCCCTGGGAAAAGACTGATCGACAGGCCCGAGCGCAAGTTCTACATGCGACTTGCGCTGTGCATGGGCATGTCGATCAAAAGACTACTGCGGGAGTTTGATAGCGAGGAGTTGGCGGAGTGGGCTGCCTTCGACCGGAGGTGGCCCCTCCCTGACGCCTGGGGTCAGACGGCAAGAATTTGCAGGATCATCATGTGCGCGTCTGGGAATTACAAGAAGAACGACATCCCCGACGAGCAGGCGTTCATCCCCAGCGTCATTAAGCCGGAACAGTCAAACGTCCAAATGGTCGCGGAGTTGCAAAAGCTGCTCCCGCCGAATGTGCCAATTCAAGGATGAACTAGATGGCAGGCTACCTCGGCAAAATCTCTGCGATTGTCTCGGCGAACACGGCTGATTTTCAGTCGAAACTCAGCGCAGCCGCGAAAGACGTTCAGAAGTTCGCCAGCAGCATGCAGGGGGCGCTGTCGTCGGCGCAAACGAAGTCGGCGACAGCGCTTCGCGGCATCTACACCGAAGCGCAGAAACTGGATCGCGCCCTCCAGGCGGTTTCAAGTCGCAAGTTGGCGTTCAGGGGATTCCAAGGCAAAGACCTAGAAGATGCCGTCAGCCGGATGAAGGCGTTGTATTCGACAACGCAGCAAATAAGCGGACCTCTTTCCACCAGTGCCAAGGCGTTCGAGAAGTTGTCGTCGGAAGTGCAGGCAAAGTTCCTGCCGGCCCTCATCTCTGCGCAGAAATCGACCGAAGCCCTCGCTGACACGATCAATAAAACCGGCACGGTTTCGGAGCAGCGGTTTGACGCGGTTGCGAAGAAGGTCAACCTCGTTCGCGAGGCCATCGGCCGATTGACTCAGGCCAGCGCCGCAGTCTCTCAGCTTGAGGGCGGGGCTGGACTCAAGTTTTCGTCGCCTCGCCAATTCGACGCATTCGCGGCAGCAGCAGCGCAGCAGCAGCGGGCGGCCGGGTTGTCTGGAGCAGCCGCCGCAAGGCTCGGCATCGGCCCGCAACAGCAGGCTCTGTCCAATCAAGCGAGGGCCGTTGAGGCTCTTATGGCCGACCGCGAACGGCTCATGGCTCGCGGGCAGGCGACGGGCCAAGTGGACGCGGCTATCGCAAGAGAGACAGATCGCCTTGAGGCGCAGCTTCGTGTTTACGAGCGACTGATCGACGCCGCGCAAAAATACGACTTGGTTCGCAGGGGCGGGTTTGTGTCGGCTGAGGCGGTCGTTTCCGCAGCAAAAAGCAGCGATTCGGCCAAGAGTGCGGCCCAAGAAGAAGCCATGTTCCGCGACCGCGCCGCGCAGGCCGCGCAGGAAGAGGCGATGTTTCTCGAGCGCGCCGCCGAGGCCGCCGAACAGCAAGCCGCAGCGCGTGCGAAAGCCAATCAGCGTCGCGACTCATTCGGGGCCGGGCTCGAGGCAGCGGCGCCGTCCAGCGAGGCGCTGGACATGGAGTTGGCAAGGACAAACAAGCTCCAGAAGGAATTTGAGTCGCTGCCGCCTGACATGCGGAAGGGGCTTGAGTCTGAGGTTGCAGGCTTAAACAACATTGCCGAAGCCGCAAAGAACGGCAGTGCGTCGGTTGGGCTCCTCGCGGCCAACAACGATCGGCTGGCAGAATCCATGCGAAACGTCAAGTCAAGCATTCCGCTTGAGGAGTTGGTCGCGTCGGCCCAGGAGGTAAAAGACCTTGAAACTGAAATGCGGAAACTCAAAGCCGCCGCAACATTCGGAAACACTTTTGCGGATTTTGCGCAAAACTCAGCCATTCAGGCTGCTGTCGGCAAGCTTCAATACCTGCGATCCGTACTTGTCGCCAGCGGTGTGAGTTCGGCTGAGGCGGAAGCCGCGCTGGATTCGTTGGCGAAGACGTACCGGGAAGCCGCAGAGGCGGCCGGCGGGTTTGCATTAAACGCCG